CGCAGTATTGTCCTACTGCATATAAGCTCCATTTATCAATATTTTTGGTATCAATAAAGTTTCCTACACCGTAGCGGTCATCGGTCATGAGGTCATAGAACACCCAAGCCGGATTGTTACAGAAGCCGTAGTTAAAGCTTCCATCCCAATCGCCGCTATACTCTCGAGTGTTAGGATCATAATTGCTTGGGTAACGAATCCGCTTAAAACGCGCTTTATAGGTGACTTCGGGTAAGTTATTGAACTGCTCCGCTGAGATTCGTAGTGCTAATAGCGCGCTATTAGGATACCGGAATTTACTATCGACTATTGTGGTGAAAGACTGCCAAATAGTACGGTTTTTGAGCTTGCTGGAGTCGGAATCGGGAGTCAAACGAGTGAACTTGATGTTCCAGGGAGCCTCACCGTGCAAATCAATTCGATAGGAGCGCTCATAAGGGCTGGAGAACTTCTCAGAGACCGTGTCTCGAACGCGCTCTTTATAGTTCCCGTCTTTGTCCCGAATTGAGATGGCGAATGATACGGAAGTGCCCTTAATGTCCCCATCGTCCTCAACCTTCTGGAGGGCAGGGAATACAACTCGGATTTGCACCGCGTCAGTGTTAGCATCATTAACCTGTCTAACTATGTCGTTATTCGACTTGCTAACCTCAACCCCAACCTCCTCTTCATTCTTAGCTGCTCCAAATCCAGTAACATGACCTTGGTTTGGAGTCCCTTGCCGAAAGTAAGCTTTAACCCCCTCGAAGTTGGATGTGCCATCCTCATTCTTGATGGGAGTCTGGTCTAGATAGACGTTCTTAAGCAGTTCCGTGTAGTTATAGGGAGTTTCTATATCTCCCTCGCATAGCAGAAAGAGAGCGTTGAGGTAAGAACGGGATTGAATAGTAGTGGGCTGCTCAGTAGTTTGCTCGGGGCTTCCACTGTTTCCTTTACCACCGCCGCCGCCGCCTCCGGCACTAGAGCCGCCTCCACCGCCGCCAGCTCCGACGATGCTTTGATGTTGAGTGATAAATTGCTCTTTTGGATTCATCCCATATACTCCTCAATATTGAAATTCTGCGCCGCTACTTCTGTCCAAGGGCGTGCAGGCACTCTCCTTACTCCACCGTTCGGGTAAGAAATGGTAGCACCGTTGTGGACAGCCGCTGCATAGTCCGTATTCCAGGACAATTCGGCAGTGATCTCTCCGTCCTTCTCATCGAACTTTAAGCGTTGAGACTTACGTAGATACCCCGTGTCTACAATGTCTCTGACACCGCTAAATCCTTCCCATTGACGGTTCTCAGTGATTACTTTTGTGCATTCGTTAGAGAACTGGAAAGCAGCATCTTTAAAGTCTCGCTCCGCATCGGCAAGGACTTGTCTGAGTTTATTCTGATCAAGCATAAGTAATAATTATTATCTACCCTCTATGATATCAATTGCCTTTAACATCTCGGATAGACTCATCAAGCTTCCTAGCGCCTAGCAGCATCAGCTCCCCAACTGAAACATAGTCATGCTCGGAAGTCTGTAACTCCAGAACCATACTGGAGATACCTTGATCAAATTCGGCTATGCCCGAGAGGTCTATCTCATTGTAAGCTCCCGTCTCCAGCCTTATAACATCGGAATATATGGCAGTATCCAGGGTATTCCCTTTATAGATGGTGAAACTGTCGGGAGTTTTGGGGTATCCTTCCGTACCTCCATAGAGCCGTAGCTTCTGGAGTATGTACTTAGGTTGATTCTTGCTGTCTGGCACTCGCTTATAGAGCCAGAGAATAAGCCGAAATATGGATCCATCCACTACGCAACCAAGCTTCGGATCTTGATTGGTTAGGTATTTGGGTTCTAAGTTTAGGTTGCCTCTATCCCTGTACGAATAGAGAGCGAATGGCTCCAACTCGTATGGCAGGGGTTCTTCTAGGACGCGCTTGTAAAGTTGCTCAGTCATGATTAGTATTCGCTAGTATCTATGCTGCTGCTGATGACAATGGGGCTTTTGATGGCAAACTCACCATAAACTAATGGGACTGGTCTCCCTTCCTGAGTAACTTCCTGAGCATTCTGGAATAGGAAACTCTCTTTTTTCTTCTGGTCAGAGTCGGGAGTCTCAGGACTGCTAGATAGAGCTTGAGAGATACCCTGCCCAATCAATGCAGCTCCCAACAATCCTACAGTTGTGGAGTTAATAGTTAATCCTAGAACACCGATTGAACCAGGGATAAAGAATGAGGAAGCCAGCAGAGTCACTCCTAACAAGCCTTTACCTAAGGAACCAGCGCCTTGAATTTGAGGACTGACGATTAGGGTATCGTGAGCAAACTCGCTATGGATCGTTGCCTCATCAAATACTCGATCTGGCGTCAGGACGTGGTAGATCACTCCATACTCGCTCGAATCGCGGATATAATCCACCATTTCAGGACGGTTAGTTGCTATACCTCGAATGGCTTCGGCTGGCGAGTCAATGTCTAGTTTCCACTCGCGTCCAAACTTCTGACCTAATTTCCCTAGCAGTTTGATTCGCTTATACATTAGATAAGGTATCCTATTAAATAGGTGCTATATCTATAATAAATGGTTATTTCATGACTGATATCGGTAAGCTTACATATTCGCTATCGCTCGACACGTCTCGTTTCACAAAGCAGCTTAAGAAGTTCAACAAAATAGCTAGCAAGCGCGGTCGGAAAACCGGGCAAGAGCTAGGTGAAGAACTTACCAAGGGAGCTAGGAAAGAGCTTACCCATCTCGATACCGTCATAGGCGGCTTTTTCCAAGAGATCGGAATGACCATACAACAGTCTGTGATGGGAGCTTTTAGCAGTGTGGGGAACGCCATAAAAGATACTGTTTCTCAGGCTTACAGCTTGGAAAAGTCGATGAAGACAATCCAAGCTAAATCGGGGGCTACCGAGAAAGAGATCAATCAACTTAAAGACAGTTTTATTGAGCTTTCTGGCAGCAGCACCAAGACAGGAGATGAAATATCCAAAGCCGGTGAGCGAATGGCTATGCTTGGCTACAACACCAAGCAGACAGAAGGCTTGATGAGGAGTGTAGTCCAAGTCAGTGAGGCAACTGGTGAAACAATGGACACCGTTACTCAGGCTATTGGACGCACAATTAACGCGTATGATGCTTACAACAAAACTCAAGAAGATGCCATAGAGATTGGCGACAAGCTTACAGCAGTGGTTAACAACGCTGATGTAACAATGGATGCCATTCGTACCGGGACATCCAAGTTTAACTCTGTTGCCAATATGACTAACCAGTCTGTTACGGATATGGCAGCAGCTTTCGGTGTTCTGAAGGATGCGGGTCTAAGCACTGAAGAAGCTGGAACATCCTTAAAAACTGTGCTGATGAGGCTAGAGCCTTCTTCTAAGAAGGGGAAGGAAGCCATCAAGGAACTCGGTGTTGAAGTCCGAAACGCCGAAGGCAAGATGAAATCCATGCCCAAGATCCTAGAAGAGTTTCAAGCAGGCTTGGAAGGAAGGGGTAAGAAGAAACAGGCTGCCCTTCTCAAGCAGATCTTTGGTGCTCAAGGCATTAAAGGCTTCACTACCTTACTTAATAATGCTGAAGGTCAATATAAGGAATTAAGAAAGACTATTGAAGAATCTCAAGGTACGGCAGCAGAGACTGCCAAGAAGATGCGGACGGAATGGGAGAAGTTTACAGCTTCCGTTGATGCCCTAAAGCATCGTGTTGGAGCAGCCGTACTGCCCGCCTTTAACGCTGCCTTGACAGCTATCAACGATATCTATAAGGGAATACAGAAAGTTGGTATAAGCTTTAAGCCCATCACCAAGGCAGTAGACGCCCTCGGTTTAGGGTTCGAGTATTCAGAGAAAGCAGCTAAAAACCTAGGGAAGTCTATTGGTAAAAGCATTAACGATGCTATTAAGTTTACAGCCAATCTTATAAGCCGGATTAATAAGTTCTGGAAAGAGAACCAATCAACTATTAAAAGTATCGGGAAGTTCATTAATAACAACGTTCAAGGTGCTATTAAGAACGTGGTGAACTTTGTTTCTAGGCTTCAAGAATTCTGGAAAAAGAATAAAGAAGAGCTTAAAGAGATCTGGAAACAAATAGGTACTAAGATTAAGAATGCTGTCGTTTCAATAATTTCTACAGTCACAGACTGGATTATTCGTATAGAAGAAACTAGAGATATTATTCTTGACCAAAAAGGACTACTGAAGGCTATTTGGAATTTGATTAAGTCTGGTTATAAAGCTTGGAATACTGTATTAGATGTTGTTAAGTTTATTAGCACTTACCTAAAGGTCGTAATCGAGAATATCGGGCGATTCATCAATTTCATCGCTCAGGTGATTACCGAAACAGATAGCGCTGCTGATGCTTGGAGTAAGATTGGTGAATGGCTCCAGAAACTTATTGACTGGACTGGTAACTTCATCTCGAGCACTAGTGATCTAGTGAGTCTGGTTGCTAAGCACCTAACCAAGGCATGGAAAACTCTTGGAGATTGGCTCGAGAAAGCTGCGGGTTGGATTGATGAACAACTTGACTTTAGCAGTACTTTAATCGATAGGGTTGGTAACGGCTTAGCCGGAGCATGGGAATCAGTTACAGGTTGGGTTGATGACCTAATCGACAAACTCGGTGATATCTGGGATTGGGTCGGCAATCTAATCGGTAAGATTGGCGGTGGTCTCATAGATAAGATTAAGTCAGCTAAAGACGCATTAAGTGGTCTCGTGGGCAGTGGCTATGGGGCTCAAGGGACTGCCCAAGGGCTTGATGGAGCTAGCGCTCACCTCAAACCACTTCTAGGTATTGCCCAGAAACACGGTGTTGGAGTAACTTCTGGCTTGCGTCCCGGAGACAGGACTGAAAGCGGTCAGGTTTCGTATCATGCCAAGGGTTCTGCCTTAGACTTCTCGGGCACTCCAGAACAAATGAAATCCTTTGCACAAGAGGTTGCTAGGCGCTTCGGAGACCAGATCCATAGCATCATCTACTCTGGTGCTCCCAGTGCTCAGCGCTATAAAGGACAACCTCACCAGTTCAGTCCTAATATCAAGGATGACCACTGGGATCACGTCCATGTTACGGCTAAGCAAGGGCAGCTATCTCTCGGTGGGCAAGGCAGTGGTTATGGCGTTGGTGGTAAGCAAGCGGTCTCGGATCCCCGCGATAACCAAGACTTCCAGAACACCTACAAAGCCGCTACTGGTAAGGAATACGGCGACCATGAGGAAAGCCCTGTCACCAAAGCCAAGCGCAAGCTAAAAGAAGAAAGACAGAGTGACCTCAAGAATAAGGCGGATAATATCTCCCGCAGGACTGAGGAGATTGAAGCCCGCATTGAAAGAGTCAACAAGCAGATCAATGACCTAAAAGCCGCTCGCTCTACTAAGAAGCAACGCGGCGGGGATTATCAAGATGATAAGGACTTCACTGCCCGCATCCAAGAGCTGCAAGAGTATCGGGATGAGCAGAAGAAACTACTCGAGGTCGAGAATAAACTAGCTAACACCAAACTAGATGACGCTATCAAGGGCGCTTTAGAAGACGGTACTCAATTCGTCCGGAGCTTCAGTGACCAATTGAATCAGCTCAACCGCGACTTCTCCGATTTGAGCTTCTCTGAGAAGTATCAAAACAAGATCAAGGATATGCAGGATCGCTTCGATGAGCTGAAAGACAAGATCAGCGGGCTTATTGAGGAGCAGCGCAAGGTTCTGGAAGTGGATCCTAGTAATCAGCAGGTAAAACGGAACCTTGAGAACCTCAAAGAGATGGGCAAGGTGCTGGAGAAGAAACAAGCCCAAGCTAAGGAGTTCATCCGAAATAACTACATTGCCGATGCTCTCGAGAAGGGCACTGAGCACGTTACAACATTCAGCGACAAGATGAATGAGCTGAATCGGGAATTCTCTGACCTCAGTGATCACGAGAAACTCCAGAACAAGCTCGCGGATATCGAGGATCGCTTCGATTCCATGAAGCAGACAATCGATGACCTTATCGAAGCTCAGCGTCAGGTTCTGGAAGTGGATCCCGGTAATGCGGAAGCACAACGAAACATCAGGATGCTCGGGCAGCAGAAGCAAGAGCTTAGTAAGAAGGAAGCTCAAGCTAAGCGATATACCCGGAATAAGCATTTTGAAGAAGCAACGGCAGGGAACGCTGAGGATTACCGTCAGAATCGCCTCAATGCCTATTCCAGACAGCTTGACCTAAACAGATCGTTGATGGATGCCCAAATGGCTGGCGTCGAAGGCGAGTACCGCCGCTCGCAAGCTAACTACGAGTTAGAGAGACGCAAGCTGAGGATGGAGACTCAGTCACGCATCTCCGATGCCCAGGCTAACCCAAATCTAAGCGACAGTGAACGCGATAACATCATCAATCAGCTTGAGCGCTTAGAAGAGATCAAGCTGAAGAACCTGCAAGAAGACGTCAAAACGCTAGGTGAAGACTTAAATAATGCCTTTACTGGAGCCGTTCAGGAAGGTCTCAAGGGCTTAATCACGGGTACTAAAACTCTAGGTGAAGCTTTAACTGGAGTGCTGGATAAGCTAACCGAGTTTGCTCTTAATAAGGCATTCCAAGGTCTCTTTGGAGGCGGTCTCGGCACTGGTGGCGGCGGCGTATTAGGTGCTGCCATGGGTGTTGCTACTGGAGGGCTATTCGGTGGCGGCGGTAATCCGCTGAATGGCGGCGAGATTTATCCTAAACTAGGGTTTGCTTCCGGAGGCTTAGTTCCCGATGTGAACTCTGGTAAGCGCAACCAGAAAGGCGACAGTGTCCCGGCAATGCTAACCCCTGGAGAGTATGTCCTTAACCGGCAAGACACCAGTAAATTGTTTGGGCAAGGCTCAATTAGTGCTAGCGAGGTTGCTGGGTTCAATAGCGGCGGTAAAGTGAACAGCGCTGCGGGTGGTGAAAACACCTTCCACTTCTCCACAAACGTTACGCTAGAAGGCGATAGAAAAGGCGTCAATCGAGCTGAGCAGCAACAGCTACAAAAGAACATTAGCAGTGTTGTGAAACAGGAAATTTCCCGTCAACTCCAGCCTGGCGGTCTGTTGTCTTGAACCATGTAGATATCTTTCAGGATCTTAGCCTCCAATTCGTCTTCTGAGATCGAATTCCCGCATAAAAGAAGTTATAAGGATGCGATCATGTGAGGAAATAGCGTTTATAGTTGTGAATTACAACTATTGTCAATAAAATAAGCCCTCCGCTTAGGAAAACTTGCCTCTCGTTAGCGCGAGGGGTTTTCTATATCTGGGCTGCTTCTGCCATCAGGTAGGCAGCGTGATGCGGAAGTATCGAAGGGTTTTCGGTGATAACGTCATAGACTAACTTACGTTTATTTTTGCCCTCGTATACTTTTACTAGCTCTCCCGTGTCAGGATGGTACTGGTTGATTGAGGACTCTGTGACCTCAAAATTGCCTACTGAGTCGCTGTAATCAGGTTGCAGGGGATACTTGTCCTTGATGATTTGATCGGCTGCTGAAAAGTCGTATGAATAGAGATGGGCAGACTCGCTCAGGATAGTCAGTGAGCCTAGGGAAAACCCGTGGTCAGTGCAGATAATCTGTTGTAGGATGCGTAGCGCGTAAACATTAGCTAGCCAAGCTCCCCACACATCGTGGCTGCGAAAGACGCAAGTCATATGGAGCTTTTTGGACTCCGTTAACCGAAACCAGATATTAACTAGGCAGGGAGGTTGATGACTATTTACGTCACCACTCTGCCAAAGGTTGATGGTGAAGCGCCGAGAACCAGGGCGGTATTTCATCTGCTTTAGAACTCCCTTTAATTGCTTGTGAATACGGTCACCATAGGTATAGGCAACGTCTTCTTTATTGTCTTTCTCGCTGGGTTCCACGACTT